GCTGTAGAATATGAAGACGAACAAACTATTGACGAAATTAACATTTTACAGGCAACCCAGTCGGCAATGCATAAATGTATAAAAACCGTTTTAACAAAAATACCCGAGTTACAGATAGAAAACATATTATTGTTAGTTGATGGCAATTATTTTAAACCTTATACAGTTTTAAATAAAACAAAAACGAAAATGGAGACTATTCGGTATCAAATGATTGAAGGCGGTGATAATAAATATACATCTATTGCGGCAGCATCTATATTAGCAAAGGTAGCAAGAGATACATATATTAATGACTTGTGCGCTTTAAATCCTGAACTAATAGAATATTATGGAATTGATTCAAATAAAGGTTATGGATCTAAAAAACATATGGATGGAATTAAACAACACGGAATTACTAAATGGCATAGAAAAACTTTTGGTATATGTAAAGAATTTGCTTAACTATACAAAGTAATGTATACAAAGTAAAAAACAAATTAAGACATAATTTACATAATAATTTTTTATTTAATTATATAAATGGTAAAAATACTTGTATTTGATACTGAAACAACTGGGTTACCACCATTTCAAATTGATGAAAAAGATTATCCTCCAGAAAAAATTAATGAAAATGGCGATTGGGAAAGTTATGATGATTATAATGACAGCATAACTCAACTTAGAGCAAAAAAAAGAGCAGAAGAAAAAGCTTTGGAAAAAGATTCTAGTTTATGGCAAAATTATAGAGAAACATGGCCTTATATAGTTCAGTTAAGTTATATAATGTTTGATACAGATACAAACGAAACAATCGTTGTAGATGATTACATAGAAATTCCCCCAAAATTTATAGATCCAGAATATTTAGCGACAGCTCATCCAATTACAAAAGCAGCTATTGAATCTGGATTAAAAGCAACAAGAATAAATATAAGCGATTCAATAGATAAATTTATGACATATTTTAATACAGCAAACGTAGTAACTGGTCATAATGTGAAGTTTGATATTAATATGTTATTAGCAGAATGTACTAGAAATAATAATGACGCTGTATTTAATAAACTTATTGAACCAGAAAGTGCTGCTAAAATTTATTGTACTGCTTGTAAATCAACAAATGTAGTTAAAATATTTTATCAATACGCGAATCGTTATAAAAATCCCCCTACTGTTTTTAAAACGCCTAAATTAAATCAAGCATATTTTAGAATGTTCGGATATGCCCCTAATGAAGCTGCTTTGCATAATGCGTTAATTGACGTGGTTGCCTGTTTAAGAGTATTTTACCGTTTATGGTTCCAAGGAATTCAATTTACAGAACCTGATATCAATGTTCCTGTTTGCGGACAAGGAGAACCTGATATATATATTAAATTGAAAGATGACCCAAGTAACGAAATAATTAAAATTATTAATAGTTTTACACCGGAAGGAATAGATCCTGTAGGAGTAGGTTCGCCCAGTTTAATTATATGCCCACCAATAGATAACGATCAAATAGAATATTTAATGACAGGTAAAACAGTTGAACAAATAATAGCAGAAAGCAAAGCTAACTCTAGGTGGAGTAGATATAATGAAATAACTGGCATTAATAAATCTGTACAAAAAGGCGGATCTAAAAGAAGTAAAAGAAGTAATAAAAGAAGTAATAAACGTAGTAATAAACGTAGTAATAAAAGAAGTCGTAGCAATAAACGTAGTAATAAACGTAGTAATAAACGTAGTAATAAACGTAGTAAAAGAAGTTAATTTCTAAGCAGAACACATTTCGCAAATATCATCTTGTTCTCCTGTTTCTTTTATATCAGGCTCAATGGTGAACTGTTGAGCCTGATGTTTTGCCTTTCGTCTCAAATAATAAATACCAGTTTTCAGACCCTTTTCCCAAGCATAAAAGTGCATAGATGTTAGTTTGCTATATACTGGTTCCTCCATCCATAAATTTAGACTTTGACTTTGACAAATAAAAGCACCTCTATCCGCGGACATATCGATTAAATGTTTCATTGGAATTTCCCAAACGATCTTATATTTATTTCGCATATGTTCTGATAATACTGTTAGTTGTTGAACTGAGCCTTTGTTAGCAATAATGTTATTTTTAATTTGTTCGTTCCATAACCCTAGTTCAATCAATTCCTTCATTAAATATTTGTTTATAACTACAAATTCTCCAGCTAATGTTCTTCGACTATATAAATTACTAGTTAAAGGTTCAAAACATTCGTTAAATCCTAAAATCTGGGATGTAGACGCAGTAGGCATAGGGGCAACTAACAACGAATTTCGGAGACCATATTTTATTATCGATTGTTTCAATTTAGCCCAATCATAGCGATCGGAAGGAGTAACAGACCACATATCAAATTGAAGAATACCTTTAGATGCTGGCGACCCATTAAACGAACTGTAAGCACAAAAACAAGGTTCCTCGTTTCTATATAGTCCGATTTCATATTCATTAAATATTTCATATGTATTTGCCTTTGTTTTATTCGCCAAGTGTTCTATCCTATCATAAACAAGTTCATTACTTTTTTCCAAAGATGCGTGATAAATAGTTTCAAAAATTAATTTATTCACTTCTCTAGCTTCGTCTGAATGAAACGGAATATTCATAAGAATAAACGCATCAGCTAGACCTTGAACTCCAATACCAATAGGTCTATGTTTTAGATTACTTCTTTTCGTTTTTTCTGTCGGGTAAAAGTTAATATCAATAACGCGATTCAAGTTGTTAGTTACTACCTTTGTAACTTCGTGAAGCTTATCGTAATCAAATGTTTTATTTATAATATTAATAAACGAAGGCAAAGCTATAGAAGCTAAATTACAAACCGCGCTCTCATTATCGTCTGAGTATTGTATAATTTCGGTACAAAGGTTAGATGATTTAATAGTCCCGAGATTTTGTTGATTTGATTTTTTGTTTGCGGCATCTTTATAAAGCAAATATGGTGTCCCCGTTTCCATCTGAGCATCTAAAATGGAGAACCATAAATCCCTGGCATTAATTGTCTTTCTAGCCTTACCCTCCTGCTCATATTTTTCATAAAGATTGTTAAAATGCGAACCATAAACATCACTTAAACCAGGGCATTCATTGGGACAAAATAGTGACCATTTACCATTCTTTTCTTTGACTCTTTCCATAAACAAATCGGGTATCCATAGAGCATAAAACAAGTCTCGGCCCTTTAATTCTTCATCGCCGTGATTTTTACGCATTTCTAAAAAGTCAAAAATATCGGCGTGCCAAGGTTCCAAATAAATAGCAAAGGAACCATTCCTTTTCCCAGATTGATTTACATAGCGAGCAGTATTATTGAATACTCGTAACATTGGCACTAGTCCATCTGTTTTACCATTAGTTCCTTGAATGTGACTACCTTTAGCTCTAATATTATGAACATGTAGCCCAATTCCGCCTGAATATTTAGAAATCTTAGCACAATCCTTCAATGTATTAAAAATACCATCAATGCTATCTTCTTCCATTGCTAATAAATAACAAGAACTCATTTGCGGTCTTACAGTTCCAGCATTAAATAATGTAGGTGTGGCGTGGGTAAAGAATTTCTGCGACATTAATTCATATGTTTCTTTGATTAATTCTAGAGAGTTATCATTCGTTAAATCACCATGAATTCCGACAGAAACACGCATCCACATATGCTGAGGTCTTTCAATTATTTTATTTCCTATTTTAAATAAATATGCTCTTTCTAGCGTCTTAAAGCCAAAATAGTCAATTAGATAATCTCTATTTTGAACAATCATTTCATTTAATTCGGACGAATATTTACAAACAAAGTTATATAAATCATCAGATAACAAAGGCTTATGATTACAATGAATATCTTTAAAGTTATATAGTTGAGACACAACATTTGAAAAATCGGAATCCGTATTTTTTTGATGATTAGAAACAATAATGCGTCCTGCCAGAGTTCCGTAATCTGGATGTAATGTAGACAGCGCGGCGCATTGTTCAGCCGCTAATTCATCAATCTTAGTAGTAGATATTTTATCGTATAATTGATCAATTACTTTCATAACTAATTGTTGATAATTTATATGAATATCTGCTTCCAAGCCTAATTTTTTAATTCTTGCGAGAATCTTATCAAATGCGATTTCTTCTAATTCGCCATTTCTTTTTGTAACACGCATATCATTCGATTCCATTATATAATAAAGTATGTTGGGTTAATTTTAAGTTAGTTTAATAAATATTTTATGAATAATTATAATAAATGATTACTAATTTTTTTGATAACCAAAAAAATAAAAAAATAGACTATAATAAAAATAATATAAATAAATTAAAAGACGAAACCAAAATACAAAAACAAAAACAAATAAAATTAGGAGAATCCTTAGAACAAGAAATACATATTACAGCCGAAAAAAAAAGAGAACAATATATAAAATATCTTATTGATAAAATAAAAACCTTGGAAGTCGAACTAAAACAGTCAAATGAAAAAATTAACAATTGTGATAAAGAAAAACAAAAATCATTACAATTATGTAATGATATAATTGATAATTTGAAAACTAAATTAACCCATTTAGATACAGAAAAAAATACGTATAAACAAAATTTAGAGCAATCAGAAAAACAATTATACCAAGTTGTTAAAGAAAATAATACGTATAAACAAAATTTAGATAAATCAGAAAAACAATTACAACAAGTTGTTAAAGAAAATAATACGTATAAACAAAATTTAGAGAAATCAGAAAAACAATTACACCAAGTTGTTATAGAAAAAGATACATATAAACAAAATTTAGAGAAATCAGAAAAACAATTACAACTTATGATTATAGAAAAAAATACGTATAAACAAAATTTAGAGAAATCAGAAAAACAATTACAACAAGTAAATATGGAAAATAATACGTATAAGCAGAATTTAGAGCAATCAGAAAAACAATTACAACAAGTTGTTAAAGAAAATAATACGTATAAAGAAAGTTTATTAAAAAATGAAAATACAATAATATATAATAACCCAATAATTAATATACCAACTATTCATATTATTTATCAATATAAATATAAAAATAATGTATCTGTTACTGGTTTGGGAGATTTTATAAGATGTTGTTTTTATATATTACAGTTTTCAGATAGTTATAACATAAATATTGATTTTAATGTTTACAAACATCCGATAAAAACATATTTAAAATACTTTTTAAATAAAGAAGCTATTTCGGAAGCTATTTCGGAATCTATTTCTAATAATATTTCTTTTTTTGAAAAAAAAAATTATAAATATTTTACAAAAAATAATATTATTGATTATTATTATTATAACATAGATAATGATTTATTTAAATTTATTAAGCAAATTGAAACATATGATAAGCATAAATATTTATATTTGGTAAATCATCCAGACGAAACTCGTATTTTAGAACAACATAGAACAAAAATACGTGAATTATTTGAACCTGTTTACGAATTACAAATGAAGATTGAAAATATGTTAACAAGTCTAAATTTAATTAAACATAAATATAAAATAATACACGTAAGACTAAATGATAACAGTTTTAATGGTAATTATATTAATTTTACAGATAAACAAACAATTAATATTATTAATACTATTAACGCAATTAAAAAAACAACAACTGACGATATTTTTTTACTGTGTAGTAATAATGTTTTTAAAAAACACATTATACAACAAACCCCTAATATAAAAACTATTTTCAGCGAAATATCCCATATTGGCGAATCAACTATTACTACGGATGATTCTTTAATAAATACTTTAATTGATTTTTATATAATGTCTTATTCAAATCATATTTATAGTTTTTCAGTATATGAACACGGAAGCGGGTTTAGTAAATGGTGTGCTGTAATGTATAATATACCTTATATATGTATTAAATTATAAATATACTTTTTTTACTACGTTATAAATATACTTTTTTTACTACGTTATAAAAAGTATATTTAAACCGATTTTAGATAAGATATTTCTTCTTTTAATATATCTATTTCTGCCTTTAAATCTTTAATAGCTTGGACCATTACAGGTATTAATGTTCCGTAAGAAGCAAATAGTTTTTCTGGGTTTTTATCATTTACTAAATTTGGTATGATAAAATTTGTATCATTTTGCGCTTGTCGTAATTGTTGTGCGATAAACCCTTGTTCTGGTATATCAACTTTCCCGCCATCACGCATATTCCATATAAAATTAACTGGATTTAGTTTATTGATAAATTCAATGCCTGTATTCGGTTCTAATGAAACAATATCTTTTTTATCTCTTTCGTCGGATAGAGCTGTAATTGTTTGTACGGCGCATTTCAGGTGTTGGATAGAGTTATTCCCTAATACAATTTCATTTGTAGAGGTAGCCAATGATGATTGTGCTCCATTACCGATATATGTACAGTTATTACCACTTGATAAGTTAGAACCGGCATTGTAACCAACTGCTGTGTTCTGATCGCCTATATTAGAAAATAATGCTTTTTTACCAACGGCTACATTATGGGCTCCAGTTGTATTAAATTCTAAAGAATTAGAACCTACGGCGGTATTAAATGATCCGGTTGTATTGTTGAATAATGATTTATATCCTATTGCTGTGTTTTTGTCCACAGTATTTACATATAACGCACCTTGACCAAGTGCTGTGTTAAAATTACCAGTTGTATTTGTATATAAAGCACCGCCTCCTAGTGCGGTGTTAGACGAGCCACTTATATTTCCTGTTAAAGCGCCTTGTCCAACTGCTGTGTTAGAAATACCAGTTGTGTTTCCTGTTAAAGAACCTTGCCCAAGCGATGTGTTATAAGAGCCAAGTGTATTTGCTGATAAGGCACTTTGACCAACTGCTGTGTTATAGTCGCCATCTGTATTATTGAATAATGCTTGAGTTCCTATTGCTACATTGTATTGTCCAGTTGTATTATTTTCTAAAGAATTAGAACCTACGGCGGTATTAAATGATCCAGTTGTATTGGTACACATAGATCCAGCTCCTAAAGCAGTATTGTATGAGCCGGTTGTATTAGTTACTAAGGCACTTGTTCCTAAAGCAGTATCGCTTGTACCAGTAGTAGTTTTTGCTAAAGCAAAAGCACCTATTCCGGTATTATGATCTCCTGAGCCTTTTTGTATTGTGGATTCGCCAAACCCAGCATTTTGTATCCCAGTGTTATCATTGAGCGCGTAAGTTCCGTAAGAAGTATTGGAAGACATATAATATATTTAAATATATATTTTTAAGTATAATTTATGTTTAATTATTTCAAAACAAATTATATTACAGTATATTATATTATGTCGAAACCTTTTTTAAAGAGTTGTATATTTTTAATAATAATAATAGCAGCGGCCCTATATTTAGGTCCTTTAATAAGGAAATTAGAAGGCTTTAAGTCCGGAGATTTTGGAAAAACTGAAGGCAAATATCCTTTATCTGTAGACCAAGCTATATTAAACGATTATCCCCTTATTAAAAAAAATGAAGTTTCGAATAATAGCGCTAGCACAATATGGTGGCATTATCCTATATTTTTGGAACCATCATTTAAACAGATAACTAACAACTTGCGTTACAGAAATAATCCTGACGACGGAACGTGTTCGAGACCAGAATTTTGCGGAGCATTGTATCATAGTATAAAAAATAAGTCAAATGAAATTAATCCATTACCCCCAGCAGAAGAGAGCCCTGGCGCAAGAGTCGGATATTTTAGAACTGAGCCAAACCAATTATATTATTCTATTCCTACCAATGAAAATATTTTATATTAATTTTGTTTCAATATCAATAGCTTTTATATCAATGTCCTTTGTATCAATATCTTTATCTTTTAATTCATCATCTTGCTTAATAACAGTTATTTTTCCAGTTACCTTATTGAATTGTAGTAAACATTTATTATCGTTAGGTTTAACATTAATGTCAATTACATTTTCTTTTTTTTGTCTGCGATTAGGAGCTCTATGTTCATAACCACTGATTCTTTCTTTTTCAACTATTGACCAAAGTTTTTCTAGATCGTGTACATTATCTTTAAACCATTGTATATTTCTACAAACCAAAACACAGCTAACATATTCTAGTTTCCAAAATATAGTTTTCATATATGTATATTTAAATTCTGGATTAAATTGATAATAATCAACGCTGTGTTCTCGCCACTCAACAATATCGTCTGGATGAATAAGATCTAATGGTTTGTATAGGTAAAATGGTTTTCCCTCTTTTGTATGAAAGTAAATAATTTGCCCCTTCATTTTATTATCCTTTGACAAACACGGATTTAATATTTCTAATCCATTTTCGTCTTCAAAATATTCATTCAACGTATCAAACATATATGAACTATAATCAAGATATTCTGTAAATTTGGTTTCTAAAAAGTCGCATTCATTAAGACCGCAAACTTCCATTTGAAGCTGCATTTGAATCCAATACTCTTTCTTTGGAATACCATCAATTTCGCGATTAACAATATTTTTAATTTCTAACATACGCCCATATCGTTTAGACTCTAGATCAACGTTGATACCATCGGGTGATGCTCCTAGAAACATATAGGTTTCGTGTTGTATACAACCAAAATCTTCTATTTTTGTACCATATGTGTATTCATAAAATTTAACTGATAATGGTTCGTATTTTTGTCCCCAGTGAAGAGTTCCGTTTGTATTTACCATAACAACATCTTTAATGGACACTTCTTTAATAGACACTTCTTTAATATCTTCCCCATCAATATCGTCATCCCCGTCAATATACAAACTCTGATTTAATGGTTGACATTTTTCATATATTAGTTGATTTTGAGTTGCTAAATTTTCAAATGCTTTATATGCGTTTGATGCTGTTATTAAATTATGGCGAAATTCATACCACTCTTTTGTTCTTTGAACTGGCTGAGGTTTATTTCTTAAAATATTTATTTGTTTTTTAATAAATTCGTATTCCGGTTCCTCCAAAATAATAGTATCTGGATAAGATCTAGGTGGTATTTGCTCTTTGAATACATATGTTTTTGCGTGGTCTATAATTTCTTCCATTTCCTCTTCAGCATCTTCGGTATAAAATATATCACAATCGAAATGACAATGCATTAACTCTTGGATATTTTCATCAAATGTTTCATTAAAATCTGGTTCCGAAATTAGTTTTGGATTATCCTTCATAAATTCATCCATTAGATAAATACACGTTTGATATATTTCTAATGCTTCTTCGTCGTTAAAGAATTTTGGGTCTTCCTCTGGAACAATTAGGTCTGTTATATCTATTAATTCATTCATATCTATTGATTCATCCATTATAGTATATAATATATAGGATTGTTTTTATATATATATAATTAATTCAATTTTATATATATAATTTTAATTAAAAACATATTAATCTTCTTCACAGTCAGAATCGTTTTCTTTAATATTTTTAGCGGTTCCTTGTTTTTTCTTAGGAGCGAGTCCTCTCAAGGTCGAAACCCTCTTATCGACATTTTTTAATGTAAAATGGTTTGTTGGTTTATTGAAATGTAACGCAGGCACGTCTTTAATTTCACCAGTATCTTTATTATAATTAACATCTTTAACTCTTTGTAACCGCTTTTTATCCAAACAATCTTTAAAAAAGGAATTTAATTGTTGATGCTCCTCTTCAGATAAATTATTAACATTTTTATAATTTTCAGCAAATAATACCAATTTTTTAATTTTAGCAGTTTTATCCAATTTGCTCCAAGGCTCACTAGAATTGGTTATTTTTTCATTTTCAAGAAATTTATCTAAATTAGCAAGATTGGTTGATGATTTAGTTTCTGGCCACGGAACCCCGTTTAATATCATAGATTTATATTTTAATGTTTTTAATTCATTACAATCACTTTGTAGAGCAATGTTGTTCATTTATAGTATTATATGGTAAATAGATTTTAACTCCATTTTTTATAGTATATTGAAACATTAATATTATATTTAATTTCTATATTAAATATTTTTGTTTATATAACATAATGAGTAATATTGAAGATCAAGATAATATTGAAGATCAAAGCAATATTGAAGAACAAAATATTGAAGTTCAACACAATATTAAAAAAATAGTAATTATCGACGAACCATTAAAAAATAAAAATAAAAATAAAAATAAAAATATAAAAACAATAAATTGTGAAAAGGAAACAAAACTAAGAGTCGAAACTAAAACTTGGGGTCTAAATGAAGACGAGTTATCATATCAAACTCAACTACATATTATACACAATTTGTTAGATACTACATTAGAAAAAGATAAATATGTTGCAATGTTTTTAGCACATATTAAAAACAAAATATGTGGATATAAACAACAGGATATTCTTAAGAAAAAATTAAACGAACAACAACTAGTTAAATTTAAAGAAGTAATTGAACTATTAACAAAATGCGAAATGAAATGCCATTATTGTTCCGAACAAATGTTTATTTTATATGAAAAAGTTCGCGAAAAAAAACAATGGACACTTGATAGAATTAATAATGATATAGGACATAATAATGGCAACTTAGTCGTTGCGTGTTTAGAGTGTAATTTAAAAAGAAGAAGAACTAACAAAGACGCATTTATGTTTACTAAGAATATGGTGATTGTTAGGGAAGGTATCTAATATTAAGTTGTAACCAATGGTCGTTTTTATTATACAATTACAATACAATTATGCTTCTTATTCTTCTTCATCATCCTCATCATCCTTATCATCAAATATCGCAACCAACTCTTCTTCGGGAAATTCTTCATATTCAGCACCATTCCATCTTACATTTTTAGAGTTAAACAATTTATTCATATTAATAACTTCCGGTTTATCTTCTGATTGAAATCTAGTAAACAATGTAATTATTTGGGTATCATCTCTGAAACGCGCACTGTATTCTTGTTGGATATTATTACGCCCAATTCGCCCTAATGCTTGAATGATTTTCTCTTGAGTTAATCCAAGATCCTTACTTAAATATCCGTGACAGAATTGATAATTAGTTCCATAAATATAATCACTATCCGCAATAATTAGATATAACTTTTGTTGATCTGCTAGTTTTTTCATAATCTCTGTATAGGCAATGCTTTTATGTTCAGTGAATACTCCGATTCCTAAGAGAAGCAATATTTTCCAACTATCATCGACATCCTTGAGCAACATTATAGAAATAATAGTGTCTTCATCAACGTCGCTTGTAAACGCATTAGCTGTATTTAAATATTGCGTCCATTTAGATAAATGAGTCAATCTATTAGGAATAAACATATCGTCTAAGGATGCGTTTTTTGCCATAGTTTTAAGTGTGGTAATTTCTTCTCGCAATTTAACCAAATTACCATCAGATGATTTTTCAATAACTTTATTAGCGATCTTTGACTTACCCTTCCCTTCCTTTTTGCCTTGTAACTTTTTAGCTTCTTTAGAATTATCTGCGGTACTTCCACTCATTTTGGAAGCCAATTTAGTTTCTTCAAATTCCAACTCTTTTTCAATTTCATCAATTCTTATATTAAGTTGATTGTTATATTCGATTTTCTCCATAATATCCTTCATCACGACAGCAGGGATATTTGCTTGTTGAATACAAAATTTTGCTATTTTTTGTAGATCATTGGCAAGAAAGATTGTAGGTCCATCCGTCAATGTATAAGAATCTTTTGTAGTAACGTAAACGCCACAACTGCCTGGAGGATCTATATTGGTATTTGTATTGGTATTAATAATTTGAACACTAGACATTTTGCTAATTGGTTCTCCTGATTTTATAGAACTAGAGCTATTACTAGCATTCACACTAGTCGTTCTGGTAATTGTATTTCCCTTTATGTCTATAGTATTATTATGTTTAATTCTCTTTGTTCGAGACAATTTGAAGTGATTATACACTATAGTCCAAGAACTAGGAATAATATTTTTTAACATCTTAAGATAATAAAGCTTAATACTTTTCATATCAACATCATCAACAGACGCAAAGTTTCTCTCAAATTTGGATGATCCTTTATTATGATTATTAGTTTCGACATAATGAATGAATTCAGACGCTTCTTTCAAATCAAAATATCTTAATAAAGTCAAATTTTCTTCACAATGATGTACAACTTGTAAAACCTGAGTATAATCATCGTACAAATAATGCGGCATGACAACATATCCATTATTATCAATGAGAGGGATAGTTTTACGACAATCGTGGCTTACAATATTATTAATAACTGAATTGGAAAACTTTTCTTGGAAGTCAGAAACCGTGTGAGTAAGTTCGTGTAGCTTTGGTAACGTAGCAGAAGACAGCACAACATTGGGAATAATATTATCTTTCCAGTTTTTTCTGATGACTTTATGTAAATCATGATTTTCGTAATCCATTGTAATAGTAGGTTCATCCCAATAAGTAATAATATCGGAAGACTTATTGAATGAAAGCATATAATACATTGATGATAAGTAAGATCTAATATCACAAATAATGATTTCGACTTTTTCTCCAACCGTATTATCAACTTTTCTAATTTGACCGCTGCGTCTGTCTTTGGTATATTCCTTTGCGGCAAAGTAATGTAATCTTACATCTTCGGCAGCAGAACATCCAAACGCAAAAGCTATTTTTTTACCAATTGAAATCGCTGATCTTGCTAAAGCTAATCCAACATGTCTAGCAGCACATACAAATATAATTTTGTATTTTTCAGATAAGCCTAATGGAGTTAACGTTTTTCCAGTTCCTGTTGGAGCAATATAAAGAATTAATTTAGGAGTTGGGCTTCTTACAGCAGTATATATTTCTTTCTGATGTTCGTATAAAACTAAATCGCTGAATTTTAATAGATTTGAATTTTTTTCAATAAATTCAACTGAATGTTGTGTAATATATAACAAGTCAATATCGGTTTCAAAATTACTGATAAATACATTGATAATTTCCTTCAAATAATTGTTAACCTTTTCAACATTGTTTTTCATTAGTTTGCTAAGAGTATAATAATAATACATCCATTTTTTATCATTTACCCTTTTTAAATTAACCATTTTTTCTAGATTACTATAAAGAATAAACTCATATATATGTGTGTCTTCGTTTTTAATGACGTCGCTATCAAGGCGCGAAAGACGGATTTGATCGCCGCTTTTAAGACGAACAATTGAAGACACATCAATATAATGAATTTGTTGAGTTAACGGTTCTGAAGTAGAATTACGCTTTGTACTCGGATTAGGCCCAAACCGAATAAACGTAATTTTATTATTGTGAACCATATCTTTTATTTTGTCAGCAAAGAATTTAACATACAGAAATTCTTCAATTTGTGTATTATATTCTATCTTTAGAAACGTAAAGATAGAATCCGTTTTATTAATCTTCAAATGAACATTTGAAAATCCACTTGTTATTAATTGTAAAATTTCATTTTCGGCTTTAGAAACGGGAATTTCGATAGATTCCCATTCAGACTTGGATAGTTTTCTTTGTTTAAGATCCATTGTTATAATATATGTGTATTTCTTTAAGTTATTTTAATAATTCAATTTTATTTTCAAAGGCGGAACGTTTATTTCCTTAAAATCAGTATAATGCTATTTTGGTGTTCATTTTACATTATAATTAATTATTTAGCTCTTACTTCGTTATAACCGTTTACACCTTTTTACATTATAAATGAGGATTGTAAATGATATGTTAACTATATATTTATATTATATATATAACATATGGTTGATATATATAATTTTAATAATGTATCTGATTATTTACCTATATTAAATTCTGTAATTATTACAGATATTTTTGTAATTATATTATTAATTAAGGGTTTACTTAAATCAAAAGTATTGGAAAATTGGTATAGAAGATTGACACTAAGTGCGGTAATAGCAGATGTTTTAATTATAGTTATTGGTATAATTCTTACTCGTTTTTTTTATCCTTACATATTTTCAAAATATAATTTACTAAACTTCTTGATATTAGCAGTAGTTATACAAATTACACACGATATACTTTTTTATTTATTTTTCAAGTCTGTTAAACGAGGTAAAAGCAAAATATTAGATATTTTCAAAGATTACGGTAAAGAAAAAGGTTTTGGTGCTATTATAGCTGATAGTTTAATGATAATATCGTCAATTCTTATAGCATCATATTTGAAAGGAAAGACATTAAATTCTAATATAATTATTCTTATATTTAGTATTTATTTAGTGCCATATATGATTTATACTGTGTAAATTATTTATCAGTATGCTTTTATGTTTTTTACACCTTTTCGCATTTCCTCGGTTTACAGAGGTATATTCTTCGGCAAACACATATGTTCGCGTCATAATAAATAATAAAATATAGTTATATTTTATGAAAAATAAAACAAAAAAAATAACAAAAAAAATAAGAAAAAAACAAAAAACACAAAAAACACAAAAAACACAAAAAACACAAAAAACACAAAAAACACAAGACACACAAGACAAAAGACACAAGACAAAAAAACAATATTTATTTAATCCAAAAAATCCTAAAAAATCATTTGATGTATATATTGATAAAAATCCAAAAGATACAATAAAAATAAAATATACAACGTTGGAAGATGTTAAAAATACTATTGATAAATTAGAAAAATTATATAAAAATAAAAAATATACACATAAGCGTATATGGCAAGTAGGAATGATTATGAATATCCGGTTAAAAGTATTGAGAAATAAAAAACCAAAACAATTCAGTTTGGCAAATAAATATTTTCATTTTTTAGGAAAAAGAACAAAATTAGAAGAAAAGGAAAGATATAAACTTTCATTTGAAAACAATACATTTATCATTTGAAATGACGAAATGTATTAAAATTTATTTTCTGTCATTATAATATAATGACAAAAAGTAAAAAAAAGATAGGTACAAAATGGAGTATAAAATATAAAAAAAGTATTAATTGTAATCGTCCCAAAGGATTTTCTCAAAAACAATATTGTAAATTTGGTAGAAGAAATCATACAAAAAAATATCGATAAATAAATATAAATATATAAAACATTCGGCGTTTGCCGAAGACTATACCTCTATAAAAACGAGTAAATATGAAAATATATAAAAAGCGGAATTAAAATTGAATTATTAAAAAAACAAGATAAAAGTGTCTATATACATTACTATACTATGTCAAACTACAAGATTATCTCAATTGAAGGAAATATTGGTTCTGGTAAATCAACGCTTTTAGAAAATTTAAGAAAGTATTATAATGGTAATACACGTGTAATCTTTCTAAAAGAACCTGTTGATGATTGGGAGAAAATTAAGGATAATCAAGGAAATACTATGTTGAAAAAGTTTTATGCTGACCAAGAGAAGTATTCGTTTGCGTTTCAAATGATGGCGTATATATCACGATTGACTATTTTGAGAGATACTATTAAAGAAATTAAAGAGAAAAATCAACCGTCTTATATTTCGGATGAACTTGCCGAGTTTTTTGAGAGGCATTTTGGTTCGGAAATGGAACGATATACGGTGAATCAAAAAATCATCAAATATATACAAAAATATGACCTTCAAGATAAGGAAAATGGTCGAAAAATTAATCCTGATGCCGAACTACAGACTCTTTTGAAGATTAAAAATACAGATGAGCTATCATATTTCAACCTCCAGCGTTATTTAACTCCTCACTTTTCGAAGTCAGAGAAACAGGACCCGGAGTTACCTCAATATATAATAATTACAGAACGTAGTTTATATACAGATAAACAAGTATTTGCAAAGATGCTTCACGATCAAGGAAAAATAGAAGATGTTTGTTATCAAATTTATTTAAAATGGTTTGAAGAATTCGCAAAGGATTTCCCTATTAATTATTCGGTATATGTAAAAACAGATCCGACAAATTGTTATAATAGAATTCATAAAAGATCAAGAGATGGGGAAGAGGTTATACCGTTGGCTTATTTACAAGACTGTCATACTTATCACGAAGAATTTCTTAATGGAAATGGAAATGGAAATGGAAATGGAAATGAAAATACTAAACCTTTAGTTTTGGATGGAAATGTAGATATTTATGAAAACAAAAATATTATGGATAACTGGTTAAACAAAATTAATGAATTTGTTTTATAAATTATGTTCCTTTTTAATTTATTTATTTTTAATTTATTTATTTTTTTGATTTAAAAATATAAATATAATTTATTTAATGGATAACAAAATTAATAATGAATTTATTACTAATATAGTTGTAGAATGCCCTCATTGTAAAGTTCCAGTTCTAATCGAAAAACTAAATTGTTGTATTTTTCGCCACGGATCATTCAAAAGCTCTGGTAACCAAATTGGACCACACACAGAAAAACAGTTGTGTGATTTATATATAAAAAACGATTTAATATTTGGTTGTGGTAAACCATTTCAAGTAATTATAAATTTCAATTCTAAAAACGAAGATGACAAATTTATGGCTATAATATGCGATTATATATAAGAATTTATTATTATTCAGCATATCCGCATAATTTTCTACCTAGTTCATTTATTTCTGGAGCACAAATGTCGACTACTTGTTTTACTTCAGCTCCGTAAGTTCTAGGCATTTTTGGAAATAATTTTATCTTACAAGGCCAATGTGAAGTCATTCTCATTTCTTCAAAAGCCTTTATTTTCTTTTTTAACTCTTTATTGTTTGATAAAATTCTCGGCATATAACACAAATACGCAACACATCTAAAGTTCGCGGTTTCTCTGCCTTTTCTTGGCTCAACTCCACAATGAATTGTGCGACTATCCCAAAATACCATAGACCCTTTTGGACATTTAATATATTTTTCAGTGCATCCTCTATCTTTATAAAATAGCATTTGTTCTTCGGTTTCCAATTTATACCAATTATCTTTATCTGTAATTCCAAAATGTTCAGCAAATTCTTTATGAAAATTATTACTTTTTTCATAAAATGCCAATGTAGCATCATTATCATTAACATCAAATGCTGTCACCCAACTTTGAACACATGTGAAATCATTATTTAAATAACTTTGATCACAATGAAACCAAGTTTTTCTATGCCAACCTACTTTTGTCACTTCTGATGGCATATGAAATGATGCCGCATCAAAACTTACCAATAATTCTTCTGGTTCGCAATTCCATAATTTTGCAAATATATCAACGCATTTTGGATTTTGTCTAACATCCCAAATAAATTGGGCGTGTCCTAAACTATATTGTTGAATAAGCATTGAATGTTTAGGAAATAAATCTCTAATATTTCTCCATGAATCAGGATTATCGCGTGTAATTTGGGTGTCCCAAAGTTGTGTCCAATTTTCTAATGTATCCCACATACCATTTGACATTGCGTTACATTCTTCTTCATTCAAAACACTGGGAATAATTGCAACTCCATATTCATCAATAGTTTCCTTTAATTTTTCAGGAGTAGTAATATATTTTTCGTATTCGTATACAGCACTCATTTTTGTTTTATATGAATTTATTTATTTTATTTAATTAATTCAATTTTTTTAAAATTTGAAATCAATAACCACTGGATAATGATCCGAATCCCATTTACCACAATATTCTTTATAATCATGATAAATAAAAGCATCTACTATTTTTTCATCTATGTTAGAAGTAACTAGAATGTGGTCTATCATTGACAAGTCGTTTTGTGAGCTTGTATTACAGTTATTATCAGAATCCCACCAATCACTATATCTGTCCGATTGTTCCATTCTATAAGCAATATTTGTTAAAAGATATGTTCCTTTTTTTTGACCATCTAAACCCTTCATTATATCTAAAACTCTAGATGTTGGTTTATTAGAATTTAAATCAACTAATTCAGCATCATAATCATTCATATCCCCAAGTAAGATAATTTCATAGCCTTTTACAATATATGAACTAACAACATTCTGTAACACTTGGGCTTGAGCTTCTCTTTGAACACAACGTGACGGATCCGTTGGAATTGCCAATAAATGCGCACCAATTAATGCTACATTCATATAAGATATTTGAAATTCGGTAATGTAGTGTTTGGATACACCAGATTTTCCTGATACGCTTGTTTTACCGCAGCTAGTTCCAGAAATAGGATATGCTATTTTCTCTTCGCTACGATATAAACTAACAAGAGGATCAATGCGCGTTAACATCCCTACATTTTGCCCAGTTGATGTATCGGTTCCTATTTTTAAATATGAATTATATCCAGAATCTAATTGATCCTTTAACATATTTAATTCGTCACAGCCTTCGACTTCGCATAAATTAATAATATCTGGTTCTAAAAAATTTATTGTATCAGCTACATATGATAAATGATTTTGGGCATCAGAAACGGTATTCCAACTACATCCATTGCCTGGACAATTTGAACTAGAACAATAATCGATAAATAACCATTCGACATTATATTGAACTAAACGTAAAAACGTTTTGTCTGTTCTTCTATCACCAAATGATGAAACTATAGCACATTCAGTATCTCCTTTAACAAATGTGTTTATAAACGAAGATAAATATACTAAATATAATAAATATTTCATTATATTATATAAACAGGTATATTTATATAATAATTTATTATGCTATTTTGACTTATTATGCTATTTTGACTTATTATGCTATTTTGACTTATTATGCTATTTTGACTTATTATGCTATTTTGACTTATGGCGTTGATTTTCATTGTACTACGTTTGTTAAAAGATATACTTAATAATAAAATATGATTAATAATATCCATTTGCTAAATTAAATCCCGAAAATTTAATTAACTCAGCAAGCGTTGGGTGATTTTCAACCGCCTTGATTAATTCAAGTTCTTCTTGCGTTAATTCGATATTAGTTAGTTCTTGTTCCATTGAAATAATTTTGTTATAATATTCTGGGTTTGCTATAATGGGTTGAATTTGTATTGTTTTTAATATTTTATTATATTCTAAGGTTAATGCCTTAGATTCATTTTCACTTTTTTTATCACACAGTCCAGCCGATATATCAAGAATTTCTTCGAGTCTAATTTTTAATTCTTCTAATTGTTCTTTTTTAATTGGAATAAACAAATTATCTTCTTGATTTTGATGTTTAATTTTATTTGCGTAAGTAAAAACATCTTGATATTCAAACATAGTTGGCTCCTTTTCTCTAGTTATTTGTTTATTATTATAATCATATTCTATTGTATCTAATGCGCACGCATAAGAATTGGCAATTGGTCTCGTTGTAAAACGTTTATCTAAATTGGCTGTATCTATTATAATTAATTTATATCCATCTATATCATCTTTTTTCATTTGTATGTATTTTAACATATATCTAATACTAGAACAAATAGGTAAAATATCATTATATAAATCTAATGGTTTTGTTAAATATATTTCATATCGAGCTGAATACCAATTACCATGAACCATTGTTATTTAATAATATTAAAATGGCTTTAATTCAAAAATTATATATAATTAAATAATTTAAAAAAATTGATTTAAATATATTAAATACATAATAGATAATACATAATAAATATAATGGAAAAACAAAATACAAATACAAAAAATAATAATATTAATTTAAATCAAGTACATCCAATATGCGAATATTCATTATATTTTGATGGTTGTAGTAAAGGCAATCCCGGTCCTTCTGGAATTGGCGCTGTTATTTACAAAAACGGTGATGAAATATCTGCTTCTTGTGAAAATATTGGAAACAGAACTAATAACGAATCCGAATATTGCGCATTAATTATAGGCCTGGAAGAAGCTATAAAATTAGGCATTACGTCATTATGTGTTTATGGTGATAGTTTGTTAGTTATTAATCAAGCTAATAAGGTTTATAAAGTAAAAAATGAGAATTTATTGGTATTATATGAAAAATTTAGAGCCTTGAAATGTAAGTTTAAATATATAACATTTACGCATATTTATCGAACGCATAATAAACGAGCAGATCAATTAGCAAATATGGGATTAATTAAAAATATAGAAGAAAAGGAAGAAGAAAAAGAAGAAGAAAAAGATGAAGAAAAAGAAGAAGACGATGATTTTGTCCAAGTATTAGACGTTGATTGGAAAGAAGAATCTTTTAAAAAAAAGAATAGTAATATTAATCAACTTAAAATTAATACATTCTTTCCTAAGATTAATCAACCTAATATTAATCAACCCAAAATTAATTCATTCTTTCCTCAAATTAATCAACATATTTAATCAACATATTTAACTCTAACTTTAATATTCTAATAAAGCAATATTTAATAACTGATTCGGTTTATATTTTAACAAATCTAATTCTTTTTTAGTTGTTGGAAATAAATCTTTATCGTAAATGTCTTGTAATAACAACCATTCAAACATTCCGCCTGTATATACAAAAATATTATAAAACCCTAATGTTAATAACTGTTGATATTTTTTGTTTACACTATCGTCATTACAATTTTTTCCATAAACTATAATTCTAATGCTTTTATTTTCCTTTAAATACTTATTAATAAGTATTTCTTCTTCTTCAGCAACCGTTGTGTTGACAATTAAACATTTTTGGTCAGACGGGGATAGCGTGTTGATTATTAAATATATTTCGGGATTTTTTGTAACAGTTTGCATATCTTCGTAATTTATTTTTTTCATTGATTGAGTATTACCCATATTTATCTATAACACTAAATTTTTAATTATATATCAACTTATAGTTTATTTTATTACTATATTACAAGTTTACTAATTTAGAAAAATCTCCATTGTAATAATGAAACCATAGAAAACTTGTTAGTCCAATAATAACATCAACTAACAAATATATCCAGGCGCCATTATTTTTATTAATTGCGTTATAAGCGAATAAAAGGTATAATAATCCGTGAACTGGTCTCAAATCATTCCACCAAATTTTATCACCAAAAACTTCTGCGCCAGTCTTTCTTGAGCCAGTCAAAAATAAATAAATAAATCCCATAGCAGGTAAAAGCGCTAAATATCCCATATACGTTAAATAAGTTGTATTCGCATTTTTTGCCAAGTATACAAATAAAGATCTAGTACCTATACAACCTATCAAAAATAATAGAAAACGTTTTTGTATTGTATTCATTTATAGAATAAATAAATATAATATTTTCAATTAGTGATAATGAGATGCGGATTTGTCAAAAATCCAATGAAAATCATTTGTATGAACTTTAGTAATAATTCTATGTCTTAAAGCAGGATGACTAACGTTAGCATTTTTTGCAGCATCGGAAATAGTGTTAAACATTGTTTTTTCTCCTGTTGAACAACAAATTTTAATTACAGGTTGTTCAGAATATTGTTCTTCTTTAGATATACCTGCGTATCTCCAAAGGAACCCTTTACATACTCTTTTTTCTCTAAGTGCTATACCAATTGCGGTTCCGGTGGTTAATCCTAAACTACGCCCAGCGGCTTCAATGCTCTCGTATGTTTTTATAATTTCTCCAGTGTCTTTATTTATTTGATCTATTGATCTTTTTGATTTTCTTATAACAGGAACTTCCGGATCATTTTCTTCAATACTTGATAATTTAGGATTAGTTGATAAAATATCATACAAAGTATCTAAATCTTTAGATTCGTTAATTAATACTTCTTCAATCTTAACAGATACATCTAATATTTTTTTAATATCGTCGATAGACGATTCAAATTTATTTTGCCCAAGAGACACGCAATTTTCCTTTAAAATAAAAGTCATATTTTTTTCGGTTAAAGGATACGAGCATTTAGTTTGATAAACTATTTCACCATTATCATATTGTGTTTTTAAATTATTAATCAATAATTCATAATCTTTTTGTCGTGTAATGGAACATATAAATCTCATAGGCTCATATTGGAACGCATATAAATAATATCCATATTTACATATGGCATAATTACTTGCTATTTTATTTTTTATATCTTCTGTAATATCGTATTCTATTTTTTGAATTTTATTATTACCTTTTTCAATAAATTTATTTTTTTCATTTACCTCATCGTTTAATCGATATATTTCATTTTGAAGTTCCTCGTTTTTTTTCAATAGCAAATTATAGTTCTCAACATTATATTCGTTTTCTTTAATTATTTCTTTAATAATTTGTTCGACATTTCCAATAACAAATTCTTTGTCATCTAAAGCAATTATTTCACGATAAGCAATATCATTAATCGTAATAATTCTTAATCGTTCCTTCATTATTGAGTGTTTTTTAATACAATTTTCAATTTCAATCTTATTTTTTACTTTGAATGCGCTATATAGTCTAAAATTATCATATGTTTTTTTATGAGTTTTAACTCTTTCTTGTAAATTATTACTTTGTCCAAATTTAATAACTGTTTCGTTATACATTTTTTTTCCAGGTATCCCAAGTGTTTTATTGTCAATTAATCCAATATAAATACATTGAGTGTTTAAAGGAAACTGTTCCAATAAAGTTTTTTCTTTTAATTCTTCCTTTTCTTTTTCAATATTTTGTTTTTGGTCTTCTAGTTGTTTTTTTAATTCATCTTTTTCTTTCTCTATATTTTGTTTTTGGTCTTCCAGTTGTTTTTTTAATTCAATACAATCTTCGTTTATTACCTCTTGAATTAATCCTTCCATTTTTATATAATATTCATGAATTTCGTCTGCTTTTTTTGTTCCGGCTTTTAAACAAAATTTTTTAAACGTATTAATATTTAACATAATTGTTTCTTTATTGTGACCACCTTGTATCCCATTATTTTGCTTTCCCGCATGGGAAGTCAACAGTATATAATCCTTATTTAGTGTAAAGTGTCTTTCCAACAATGATTTTCCCTTAACTTTTTGATTAAACCCTATCCATTTCCAAACGTTATCCAAATCAATCACAAAATCATTTGTTGGATGATAATTTAAATAACAATAAAAGCTAGATAAAAATACATGTTGTTCAAAATCGGTAAAATTATCTTTAATTTTTACTAATAATTTGTAATTATAATCACTAGACAACTTGGTAATGGGATTACTTTCAATAAGATTAACAATATTTAGCGTTTCCATTTATATATAATAATAGTTATTGTCTTTATATTGTTTTTTATTTACTTTTGTTTTTAAAAACGAAAGCAAATCAATTAAACTGAACAATTATTTCGACCTTCTCCTTTTTGATACTTTTAGTAGCCGAAATGGACAATTCTTCTCGCTTCTTTCGTGTCTTGGAGTTATCCACAAGTGTTTCTTTTCTTTTGGATGTGCTGTTACGACTATTCATGTCCTTTTCAATGGTATCATAATTTTGTTCCACATATTCGATAACTTTATTTTCAAGAGCCCATTTAAAGAAATTTAATTGTCCAATAGTTGTTTCAATAAATTTTCCCTTGGTATATGGTATGCTAATTCTGTCCCATCGACAAAAAGGGTCAAAACGTTTCTTACTGTAAGCTTTTAATTTAAGTTTATAATCATCGTAGACCTTAAACCGTCTCGAAATATTATCGCTGGTTTGTTCAATTGTAAATAATGTATAATACTTTTTAGCATAGTTTGTTGCAAACCAATCAACAATTCTAAGAGATATTTTAGATTCACCAGTAATAATTCGAATCATTTTGTCTAAATTGTTATTTACATTAAAAGAACCATTTAAATCGGTATCATAGAAAATTATCAGATTCTTTAGTAATAAATCATTTTGAGTTGTATAACTAGAGTTGTTCATTATTTAAGATTTCGGACAATTTATTTAAGTTGTTTTCTCTTAAATATGTTATTTTTAATTAAATTTAACGAATTTAATATATTCGTTAATATTATATAATGCCCGGCTTTATGAATAAATATTTTGGCCCTTTGCCAAGAGAATACTGTGTCTATTTTTATATTTTGTCTATTGTGTTAGGTTCATTATTTGTATTTAGTGCTATTTCTATAGCATTTTTTATGATTATGCATTTCAAGAAAGTAAATGTTACATTTGTCATTAATTCTGTTATGGTATTATTAAATATATTCTTGGCTTACATTGCGAATAGATTGCTTCATACTATGTGCGTAAAGGCTATCTAAATATAAATGAGTTTATTATTCATCCTTTACAGACTCTTTTTCTCTACCATGTGTCGTATTAACTGGCTTCAAATACATATCCCGAGTTACGATATCATTAACATAACTAGTTTGTAAAAACGGATTAACTCCTCTTTGGGCTAGTAGTTCACGATCGGCCATTTTTGTATCAATATCTTCACGTCTAGTTTCATTAGCTGTTTGATTTCTTGAAAACATCGAATTCGTAATATTAAGTAAATCTGAATCTTGATTAAAAAAGGAATCATCTGCTAAAGATTGATTGATTGCGCTTTTTTGCGAATCATATTCGTAATTTGGATCTATATTCGAATTTGTATTCGGTTCTTTACTAGTTTTTTCTGGTCTAGCACTTTTGTAATAAGGTTCTCCTGTGCTCCATTTCCATGTTTTCATTATTATTATACTTTTTTAAATATTGGATCAAAGAACTTAATTAAATTTTGCTATACTTTTACTTCGTTATAACTTTTTTAAAAGTATATATATATATGAAATCTCGTAAAAATATACATAAAAAATATTTAAAAAAACATAAAAAAGGAGGTGATCCAAAAAATATAGACGATGATTGTAATATTATGAATTTATCAACTTTATCTAAAGATATGGGTGACGGTCAAGAACCGTTAAAAAAAATGAAACTTAATTATGAAAAATGTTGCCCCAAAAATGTTTTAGGTCAAAAAAATTCATCTCCGTATTGTAAACAACTTAGTATGACTTATGATGCTCAATCAACCTATAAAAAAGCTATTGTAGGTTATAGCGGCGATGAAACAAATGTAGCAAATATTAAAAAAATTATGAATGAACCTCATGAAGAGGTAGATAATAATACATCGAAAATTGATGAATATAAATCATTTGTTGAAAAAAATCCAAGTTTGCTACCAGTAACACTGGTTTTTGAAGAAATTAATAAAATTTATCCGTTTATAAGTAAAAATAAAGATAATCGCGATGAAATTGAAAAAGAAAAATCAAATGCGATGTTTACCTTATTTGATACTTCTCCTGAAGTTGGGCGATATTTACAAAATCCAACAGGGACAATAGATTTTACTTTATATAATAATAGTGAAAAAAATTTATATTATTTTTTAACACAAGTATTATATTTTCAGAAACGAGACATATTTAATACTGGTAAAATTGACATTTCTAAAATAAAATCTCAATTAGGTCACGATTTACATAGAGCAGGAGTTATTAAAATTAACAATATAGTTGTTCCTAATGAAGAATTATCAAATTTTGCTGGAAAAGACCAATATGATCAGGAAGTTGATTATTTTAATTCAACACTTATGAATTCAATGAATACCAAAAAAATGCCAATTTCATTAGATATTATTAATATAATTGATTTATGTTGTATTCAACAAAATATTCAATTTGTAAGCGATATGATTATAGAACCATTGGGACGTAATGGAATTATGCAACGAGGCGGTAACAAAAATATAGATATTATTGTAAATTTAAAAGAACAATATATTGTCTCAAGCATTGAATCTACCCTTCTTGATTTATTCAATACTGAGTATCACGAACCACCTACATGGGGAAATATGAATGGGAAATTAAAATTTAATATAAAAGATTTATCATATTCAATTGAAATACATATTAATAAATTTGATAATCCAATACCAGCACCAAAAAATACAGCTCCATTTTTACCTCCAAGAACCACGATAGGTAATGTAACTCAACAACAAAACGAACCTCAACAAAACGAACCTCAACAAAACGAACCACAACAAAACGAACCACAACAAAACGAACCTCAACAAAACGAACCTCAACAAAACGAACCTCAACAAAAGTCCACATTAAAAACATATGCTTCCGATATAGGTAAAGGAGCTATTAATTATGCTAAAAATAATCCGGAAAATGTTGCTGTTGGTGTTGGTACTGCTGCTGTTTTAGGAACTGGAGTTGGTGCCTTATTTTTAGCAGGAATATTGGGCGGAAAAGTAAAAACAAGAAAACATATGTTAAAACGTAAAACAAGAAAATATAAAACAAGAAAACGTAAAACAAGAAAATATAAAACAAGAAAATATAAAACAAGAAAATATAAAACAAGAAAATATAAAACAAGAAAATATATGATAAATCGTAATAAACTTAAAACAAGAAAACGTTGAATATTTTTAATTAATAGTTATTTAAAAATATTTATTTAATAACCAATCTTTTTTAATTTTTCAATTAATTCATCAATTCCATTATTAAATTCGGTTTCAATTGTCCATCCCAAATCTTTAACTTTTTGATTACTTATATAATATCGTTTATCATTAAATGGTCTATCTTGAATATAACTAATCCATTTATCGTAATCTTTTGTTCCAATTATTTTTTCAATCAATATATGCGCCACATGCGAAACTGTATATTCGTGATTATCGTCGCTTCCAATATTATATATTTCCCCTATTTTACCATTTTCCAAGACTAATTTTAAAGCTGAACATACATCACTTACATGTAAAAATGCTCTAACATTTGACCCATCACCTTGAATAGTTACTTGGTTACCTTGTAAAAGTTGTTGAATAAATATAGGTATTAGTTTTTCAGGATATTGATTTGGACCATACACATTATTACCACGTGTTATTATAATTGGCATTTTAAATGAATGATAATATGATTTAGCTATTAATTCAGCAGCTGCTTTTGTTGCCGCATATGGATTTGTAGGACATAAAACAGAACCTTCGTTTTTTTTCTCTTCATTTTCAGATATCATTGATTCGCCATATACTTCATCGGTTGAAATATGAATAAATCGTTGTATTTTTCCATATTTACGACACGCCTCCAATAATGTATGTGTTCCGACTACGTTATCGTTTGTATATTGTAAAGCATCATCAAATGAATTTTGAACATGCGATTGTGCCGCAAAATGAATTACAGTATCAATATTATAAAGCGCTAATGTAGATGAAATAAGTTCAAATGAACATAAATTGCCTTTAATTAACTTATATCTATCAGAATTTCTTATATGTTCGTCAACATTGTTCTCAGATGCGCAATAATACATAGCGTCTAAATTTATTATGTTTACAGAACTGTTTTCCTTAAAATAATAATTTACAAAATTGGAACCTATAAATCCACAACAACCAGTAACTAACAAGTTCATATTATATATTTAAATAATATAGTATTTAAATATTAATAACGCTTTAATATTATTTTTTGTAATATTTCTTATTGCGTTTGTAAGATCTATGATTGAGTTTGTAAGATCTATGATTGCGTTTGTAAGATCTATTATTGCGTTTGTATGATCTACGATTGCGTTTGTAAGATCTATGATTGAGTTTGTAAGTTTTGTTAGTTCCTTTTCCTTTATCTGTAGTATATCTATCTGTTTTAACAGATGATTGTAAAAATGAAAAATCAATAACTGGTGTTTCTTCTGTTAATCCAGATTTTTCCATGACTATTTCGGTGCCTGTCCAATTAGGGCAAATTTCTGGATTTTGAATCATATTCTTTACAAATCCCAATGATTCATATTTTGGTTTAAGAACCTTTACATTATCTGGCTCATTTTCAATGTAAAGGTTAATGTTATTTTTATGTAAGTTTTGAATTGTTAGTTGTTCCATAAAATAAAATAATGCTTTTAATGGATTTCCGGTATTACTAGAACTAGAGACTCTACAAACATCATTGATCCAAACATCAGCGTCGTCAATAGATTGCGATTTTGAATACGAATTATTAGAAGTATTACACCAATCATAAATTTGTAATGTGCCAGATGCTATATTATCAATATTTAATGGATTAATCATTATAAACGCACTAACATATTCATTATTTAAATAATATTCAACAGCCGACTCATCTACTTCTAAACATACACTTCCTTTAAACATACGATTTCCGAAATAATTAACAATTTCATTATATTCTTTTTGTTTTGTAATTGGTAATAAATACATAGTATATTCGTAATCTGTGGAATCTAAATTAAAGGTTCCTTTAAATTTTGTTTTTTTTGTTTTATTTATAAAAGGTATTGCGACCATTATATATTATGGTTACATTATATTAAAAAACAAGAATATTTATAATAAAGTTTTAGAATTATATTCATAAACATTTTCTCTTAGCTCTTTATAATAATCAAATCTCTCTTTTGATAATTCGGATTCATATACTTTACAATTTCCAGAAGAAATGGTTTCTACTTTTTTTTTATCTACAGATGAAGATTGCTCATTTTGAATAATTGTATTATATATGCGAATCGTAGACCATCCTTCTAATACTTTTTCAAAAATAAAAATAACTTCTTCTCCTGTAATAGACCGTTTTTCACAACGTTTTTTCTCTCTTCTTGTTTTTTTCATTTGTATAAATTCCTTTTTAAATTGGTTATCCATTTATAAATAACCAATATAAATTTAAATGTTTATTTTTGCGAAATCATTAATAATTTTTATATAATATTCATATTTATCTTTTGACAATTCAGATTCATATATTATTGGTTTACCCGTTGTTAAATTTCTTTTTATATTTTTAATAATGTCAATCGTAAGATTATTTGTAATATTATTAGAAAATCTTTGTTCAATTAAATAATCCAAAATTTCACTGGGTTTCCATTTTTTTATGAATTTTTCAATAACAATAATTATCTCATTTACTAATATTTTTCTTTTTAATAAATTAACTTCAACTTGGGTTAAAGACTGTTTTTCTTTTTTGTCTTCGTCTTTACAAACAATTTCACCGTTTTTTATTCTGGTTATAGTATGTCTTGGCAAATCAAGTAAAATTTGTATTTCTGTATTTTTTTTCCCATTTTCCATTAATTTTCTAACTTGTTTAATTATTTCATCAGTTACTCCTCCTTTGGATTCGCGAATAGAAATAGACATTTTTTTCTTAGTTTCAACTGAAAATGATTTACCGAAATTATGATTACCTGTTCCCATCATTTTTTCAGATTTTTCTTTATAAATTTGTTTTATATTTATTTCTTTACAAATTAGTTCCTTTATTTTTTTAAGTCTTACTGTTTCCAAATAGCCTTCTTTACCATTATCATTTTGATTTAAATCTGTAAATACTTCTATTTCGTGTTTTTCCTTATTACAAATTACATACATTTGTTCTTTTATAGTTGTGTCGTTTGTTTGTAAAAAGGTTTCAAACGCTATTGCTTGATTATATTTAACAATTAAATGTGGTTTGACCAATTGAATGAATTTTAAACAACACGATTTACTATAAATAATAACTACATAATTATACACTTTACCCAATCCTAAAAATTTTACAATTTCGTGTAGAATTAATGGATGATTTTTTTGAGAAATTGATATATAAAATTTGTTTGTTGTATTTTGATTTATATGAATACATCCTTCTGCGTCAAATAATCCTGCTATATATTCAATATTTATTCGTGTTAAATATATTTTATTTAACTCGCATTTTTTATTAAGTTCCGCACAAGTTACATGCAAATTGTTTTTTTCTTCAATATAATTTGTTAAATTTGCGAATTTATTAAACTTATACAAACATTGATATTGTTTTTCTTTAATTATAAAAGATTGGTTTAAATAATCTAATAATATTTGATATTCGTTATTGCGAATTAATAAATTATATTGGTTTCTAACATTATGCTTATGATAATATTCATTATTATCTTCATCCATTAAGTTTATAATTTTATCATTTCTATTTACAGATGAAGTAATTGAGCCTCCAAAATGGTAACGAATAATTTGTAGAACATTAGTTCTACATTGAGAAATTGTAAACCCAGATTGAAATCCATCTGTAATTTTTCTTATAAAAATACAACCGTCGCCATCAATAAACCCAGCAATATAAGATGGATTCGGTGGGATATTTTTAAATTTATTTAATTGGATTTGATTATCTTCGCTCATCGTTGTATAGTGTAATATATACTCTTGTCTTTAAGTTGTTTTCAATTTTAATTATTAATCCTTTTCTAAATCGTCGACTATTTTATTAATTTGATTTAATTTTTCTTGAATTGAAACTATATTAGATTTACAACCAATAAATATTTTATCTAGTTTTGGATGTTTTTCAATTTTAAAATATTGACGTAATCTTTTTTTTTCTTTATCAGCATAATCTTCATAAAAAACAACATATTTTTTCATCATATTTTGTGTTATACCTTCTGGTAAAGGTTTAGCGCCAGTTTTTCTTTCTCTTTTGGTTCCTTCTTTAATTCCTTTTGAATTTTGTTCTTGTTCTTCGCGTGTTGCTATTCTTAAATTTTCCCAAGAATTATTTAAAGGATTTCTGTCAATATGGTCTACACTAATATTTTTAGTTCCTTGACCGTTTCCATAACATCCAGTTATAATTTGATGTATATAATAGTTTTTTTTATCTACAAGATTATGTGCCTGTATATAACCATTTGATGCTTTATACCAAGTTAATTTTTTACCTATTATAGTTTCATATTCTAAAATTTTATTATAACTTTCATTACATATTTTAAATAACGTATCTTTTTCGCAATACATTAATAAGTATTCTTTGTCATTTTCATTTATTTTCCACATACAATTTTTTATTTTATACGCAGATTGACCTAACGTAGAATAATGACCATCAATATAATCTATAATGTCATATTTATCAATAATAGTTCTATAAATTTTTGGATAACAAACAACATTTATTCTATGCAAATCGTAAATATTATTATTTTTAAAATGATATATATTTTCATCAGCATTAAATTTAAATAAATACTCTAAATAGGTTATTTCTTTATTATTATATTTATAAAAAGGATAAGTATGTATTTCATCTAATTTAAATGTTTTGTCAAAATCTCTTATTTGTGTCCAGTCAATTTTGTCAAGAAAAAATGTTTTGCTTTCATAATTAATAAAATAATTATCACAGTCTATACAAAAACTTGGTTTTAGTGATTTTTTGTTCATATTATAAATTATATAATATGAATGTCTTTATATTGTTTTTTTGAATTATATATATATAAATGTAATTCATTCAATTACTGTATGCTAACCCGCCCCGAGCAGCACATAGCGACCCAAATCTTTCAATTTGAGCATGGACTATCCCTTAAGTCATCACTGAAAGTTGCTAGCTTTCTCAGACCCACTCCATTATAGTCTCTGAACCTTCTCCGTATGCTTGCTTTATCGCACTTAGGAGCTTGGCTGCGGATTGTCCAATCCTTTTCGTTATTACTATGCCCGAGGTCGTTACCCTGGGTATTCATTAAATTTTCATTTAATAAAGTAGTAGAAAAGGCTCTAAGGATGTTCCTGCATTTTAGAAATGTTGCCTCCATTTGACCATTAAATAGTCAAACACAGACTAGCTGGTTATATAATACATTCTGATGTTGTTGAATGTATAATTGCTTTACACTGTTTACCCATATTAGGAAGCAAATATCTAATATGGCAGCCAACTGTTTGGGACAGGCAGTATATACACTTTTTATCGTTGTATGTTGTAGCATATACTTAATAATCCCACTCATAATTCTTAACACGTTATAATTTGTAGCATAAACACGCACCTTTGCGGTTTTTGTTCCTTCAACAGTGGCGTTCGAGAGAACAAGTTGAAGGGTTGCGTTATCAATTCTGGAGAAATTGCACGTACCCGACGGTTGATGTTCTTCTGGCCTCAAGGCAAAGCTGTAAACGTTAATACCTTCATCAGGGCAACGGGTGTGTGCTTGGTAAGGTTGGA